CTGTTAATAACGACCATCCGCCGTGACAAGTAAGACTTGCCGAGCGACTGGACGAAACCGACAGCTGACGAGGATCGCAGCCATGCCTCATACTCTTCTCTCTCGCACGTAAATGCGATGTCGTCTCCGTTGATGAACACGTCCCAAACGAACTTAGCGCGCCGCTTGGTAGCAGCGCGCCAGGTCGCAAGGTTGATGATACACAACAAGACAAATGAGAGTGGGCTCCCCATAAGCTGACCATTGATCTGGTCTAAGTCAGGGATCTTGAACTTGGGAGGATAGTGAAGAACCACTCCAATCAGGGTGTCCATGCAGGACGCGTAAAGCCACGGCGGGACCTTCCACGCGCGCAAAATTCGGTCGAGACAGTAGAGCGACGCTAACACCTCTAAGGTGTCAGTTGCTGACTTATAGTCTCCCGAACAAGCGAACGTGCGAGGGTTCCACCGCGACATCGCGGCCCCGAGGTCGGCGACTTTCATCGTCGACGTCGGATGCTTGGACCACGCCTGAAGCAGAGCGGATTGAACAGGTTTAACAGCCGTGTAGAGCTCCGGGTCGCCACAAGTGACGATACGGAACTTAGCGGGCTCGGGGATGATCACAACCCTGGCCTCGCCTGGTAAGATGCGCTGCGCATCTCGCCCTTCACGTGCTAGTTCAAAGAGCCTCTTCTTCTCCATCTCCCCACGAACGACGGTCTCTTGCAACGATCGTGACCTCATATACTTGCGAATGTTGTCGGCCTCAGGCGACAATACCGGCTTGCGCCGGAGCATTCCAAGCGCTCCTCCAGACGAGGCTGGCGCGCCAAAGTGACCTTTCACTGAGGGCGCCATACTAGTCCAGCTAGGCAGTTCCTTACCGGAGAAACGGAGGAAAGAGTCGACGGCCCAGGTCAGGTCGGTCATCATCTCCTCAGGTATCTCCTTCGGGGTTCTGCTCAGTAAGACACGGTGGTCTAGAAGAGCTTCCCGCTCGCGCGACAGGCCGAGACTCGGCCACATCCTCTTGCTTTGAAGCAGAGAATAGGCGAAGTCCATGTCGCGCTTTCGGACGACGCGCTTAAGTAACGTGTGGAGGAATCCACGGAAAATGGGAGTTTGTTCATACTCCGCCTTCTCCGGGAACTCGACTTCATCACCGAAACAGCGCGCCGCCCAACGAGCAGTCCAATACTTAGCGAGGTCCTGGTACCGATCATCTTCCAGAAACTTGCTGAGTGCAACGGCTATGTCAGACAGGCCGCGGTCGATCCTACCGCGAAACTTGTGACAGTTATCCAGATACCGTGTTTTTAATACGAATGGATAGGCCAAAGACTCTACCACTACCCACACCTTGTGATCAATCTTGGTGCAGGCTGATGAACGATCTCTCACGCGGTTCATTACGCGGGTCAGGACGACAGCAGCAGACGGTGGTGAGTCTACCCTAATATGGTCTTCCTGACAGTGCTTCGCAGCACCAATCGCCGAATTTCTTTGTTCTGCAGTCATCAAGACCTCGCTTATTCCGGATTCAGTTACGGAGTGAGTACTTTGGTTAGGTGTGACACGATCACACGATAAAAC